ACTACTATTACTGTAAATGTCGGTGCTTCTCCTGTTGGTCAGCGTTATGCTCATACATTTGTCAGTGCTACTGCAAATGCTGTTAAGGTTCTGAATTACACTACGGGTGATTGTGCTGATGTTTATTCCACCATCAGTAACCTGTTGGATATCCTTACAGATACTTTAGAGCAAGCAGACCTTAGCACCCCTGTAGATCACCTTGCAACCATCACTAAGGTTGAACCTGCAAGAGAATATCAGGGTGGAACAGTCGATGCATTTAATGAAGTTGGGTTTACTTCTTCATATCATAATGCTACAGATGATATTTTATATGCTAATAAAGTTGATTCGGATTCTCAGTATCGATTCCGTGATGCGGCAAATTTACTTCGTGCAAATAACTCCGTTATTGTTGATAAAGCTGCATTCGATATGATTGAAAGGTATCCTGATTTGGGTACTGATATGCCTAGAAACGCTGATGGAAGTGGTGCAGGTACATTGAGATGTAAAGCTGACATGGCATTGATTGTTGATGCTATTGCCAAAGATATTGAATTTGGTGGTAATAAAAATACAGTTAGAGCTGCTAAGTTCTATCTGAACAGTGTCAATGAACTTCTTTACATCAGACTTCAAGTTTGGCAATCAGTTTTTGCTCATGACCGACTTGCAGTTTATATGAAACAAGCAATCACGGGCGACTTAACGTATGATAATACTGATAATATTATCACTGGTGATTGGGGTATTACTAATGATGGTGGTGGTTGTGCCAATGTTAAGACCGCGATTGATAATTTGATTGCAACGATTAATGATATTATTGCACCAACTAATAACGATTACAACATTGGTGGTGATCGTCTCTATTTCAATAGAGAATATATTTCTGAAGAGATTACTGGTCGTTCTTCATTCTCCAGTTTTGGATTATTAGGAACAGAACTCAGATATATTATCGATTCGGGAACATTTGATGCGATTTTGTATAACAAATCGAATTATAAACAATATATTGAAGATTTTATTATTGCTGCAATTTCAGATCTTCAAACAGGTGGTAATAATAGTTCCATTGCTCAAATGGAAAAATTCTTGGATTCAAATGTAAAAATCACGACAATTGATGAAGAATTATATGCATTTTTCCATGCACATGAACAAATTAAAGTTCTTGGTGAAAAGGCAATTAAAAATTTACTCTATAGTAATGGTGATACAGTATCTGGTAATCAATATGCAGCAATTTACACAAATGAGTCAGCATATAGAGACTCAGAATCTCCTACAGATATTGATGAAGTATGGTACAGATTCAGAGATCTGGTAGATTTCGGACTAGCAACTCTGTTCCCAGGTGATGTTGAGGCAAAGAGTGCTGTTAAAAATATTATTTACAACAAAAATTATTATAAACAAGAAATTGCTGCTCTTGTCAACGAACAGTTTGGTTCTGGTGCTTGGGTATACGACTCTTTCATTGATGAAACGGTTAATAATATTCACTATGATTATTTAACTTCTAATACAATTGATACACAAACTGCATATACTCTGACTTTCAACACATTTGCTGGAACATTTGTTGTTGGTGAAACAGTAACTAGTGGTGGTACTACAGCAAAAGTATTGTACACTTCCAATGCTTACATGATAATCGGTGATCTTTCTGGAACTATATTTGCTGCTGGAGATAGTTTAACAGCACCTTCTGGTGCCACAGCAACAATTGCAACAGGTGGTGTTACAGCAGCACATGAATATTATAATAATTACAGTAATATAAAAACCTTAGATACTGCCAAATCAATAGTTTCTTTGATTGAAGAAAGTGTTGATAATATAAATCTTTGGACTTTACCCGAGCAGTTTGATCAAAATTGGACAGCAACTTTAAGTAGTGTTACTGCTAATAATGCATTATCTCCTGACAACACACAAACTGCAGAAAAGGTTGATACTACGGCATCCGATGGAGAACACTTTATTACAAGAAGTTATTCAATAACATCTTTTGATACTTTTGATTCTACTGGCATTACATTTGATGATACAACGGAAACGTTTGATACTGGTTCTGCACAATCGACACAGACATTCACCACTTCCATGTTTGTCAAAAAGGGTGAATATAATAGAGTTCGATTTACCGTAAGTTTGGGGAACGGTACTGAAAACGCCCAATTTAGTGCAAATTTAAGCGATGGAACAATTGGTAGTCTATTCTCTACTAGTGGTATTAATGTGACCTCTCGTGGAATGACTCCTATTGGAGGAGGTTGGTTTAGAATTTATGTAACAGCAACATTTGGATTTGGATTTACCACATTCAATACTAAACTCAGTATTCTTAATGCTAACGGAGCTTTAAATTATGTTGGAGTGGCAAACAATGGCATTTATGTTTGGGGTGCTAAACTGACAAATCAGCAACTGGGTTCGTATACATCTGTATTGGGTAACACATTCTATACTAACACTGAATATAATATTAAAACTTATGCAATAGAAAGATTAATTGATTACATCTATGGAGCACTTTCAGATACTTTAGTAAGTCCATCCCCATCTGCTTCATTTGCTAAGTTCTATGATTCTAATGTATCTGCAAATTATAATGCAAATACTGCTATGACATTAGTTAGAAGTAGTTTAGATATAATTCAGAATCAGTTGAACGATAGTAATTATTATACTACTGTCACTGAAAATAATGCCATACCTGCTATTGTTCTGAGCACTCCTACATCAAATTATTCTACTGGTTATTCTTCTTCGGGAACAGGTTCTTCTGTAACTTCTACATTGACGAAAGTTTATGGAGAAAGAGATATTCCTATTGGTATTTCTGGAGAATTGGTTGGATCGGATTATATTTATTCAACTACATCTGATGCTACTGCAGAAATTCAAAATCTCACATTAAACGAAGCAAAAGTTGCTAGAGTTTATAAGAGGTTTAGAATTGATGGTGATATCACCGATGGACCATTCACTATGAATGAGACAGTCTCTAAACAGGGTGATTCTTCTATAACTGGTACAGTTTATGGATTCTATGAAGATGACAATTACAAGTATCTTGATGTTGCAGTAACAGGTGGAACATGGGCAATCTCAGATGTTATTGTTGGTGCTACTAATACCACAACTGCTACACTTAGTGCCATTGAAAATAGATTGCACGTAATTTATGTAAAAGGATCCTTTACAGAAAATATCCCATTCCTTGGATATACGAGCACTGAAACTGCTGAACCAGTTTCTTATACACAAAATGAAGCTGCAGTTATTGATAACACTGGCGCTAAACTTACAATTGACACTGAGACTATCTTTGGTAATTTTGAATCTACTGCTGTTGTTTATCCAGACTCTTCGCAAGAATATTTGGAAGTTTCAAAATATGCTGGTCTTGATATCAATGTTGGGGATAAAATTGCATCCACTGGATATTCTAGACTTACAGTAAATGTGGATTCAACTTTAAATACATTTACTCCTGGTAATAAACTTTATAAGTCTATTGCTAATGCTAGAGATACAAACAACTATGGTATTATTACAGAATATGACTCAGTTAATAATTACATTTATTATGTTCCTGTACAAGGATCTATAACTGGTACTGATTCTGTTGGTGACTTTGGTGCTTCTGGAGAATCTTTAATCGGAGTAGCAACATGCACTTCCAAAACCACTATTAGTGGAGGAGCATCAGCACTTGTTCAAGATATTCAATCTTCTGGTCTTTCTACAAGATTGTATATCACTGATATTGCAGGAACATTCTCTGGTAGAGATGGACTTAGAGGTCCTGATGATTACAGATCTGCTATTGTAATTAGAAAGATACTGAGAGGAAGGGTCAAGAGATTCTTTAAGGGATTTGATGGATCTCAAACAACATTTGATCTCACTATTAATAATGGCACGCAGTATTTACCAGATCCTGCTGGACACATGATGATCTTCATTAATGGTGTCCTTCAACCTCCTGGTAGTACAAATGCTTATACTGCATTCTCTAATAAGATTCAGTTTACTGAAGCACCAGATCTTGGAGCATCATTTACTGGATTCTATCTTGGTAAACTGAGACAACTTGATGATATTTCCTTTGAATTTGATTCTCTGCGTCAATCGTTTAACCTTAAGCGTGATGATATTTTCTATTCGCTTACTCTTACCGATGGTGTTCAATCTAGTAGCATCCGTCCAGAAAATAATATTATAATTTCTGTCAATGGTGTTCTTCAAGAACCTGGAGTTGGTTTTGAAATTGTTGGTTCTAGAATTATCTTCTCAGAAGTTCCCCGATTCGGATCCACATTTGTAGGATTCTCTTATGTTGGTTCTGAAGCAGACGTTGATGCAGATACGGTCGTGCCACCAGTTGAAGCGGGTGACTTTATTGATATTGAAGGTGAAGTAAGTGATCGTGAGGTTGCTGTTATTGAATCATCAAATTCACTAATTACATTTGATTATCTTGGATCTGTTTTTGGACAAAATGCTCAAGCAACCGCTAATTTGACTAACGGTACAATTAAAAAAGTTCAAATTACTTCTGGTGGATCTGGATATACTTCTAGACCCACTGTGAGACTTGATTCCATCTCTGGTTTTGATGGACAAGTTAAGGCACTTGTAGGTGTTTCTGGTATAACAGTTACAAATGCAGGAAGTAATTATGAGAATCCAGAAGTTGCTGTTGAAACAGCAGTTCCTGATGATTGGACTGCTCCCAACCTTGCAGATTATGGCGAGGAACTAGTTGATCCAGAGATCCTATAAATAACTAAAAATCATAGCGAGTAATGGCTAAACAATCCCTAAACATTGGTACTACAGCTAATGATAACACTGGTGATACCCTGAGAAGTGGTGGTGATAAGATTAATGATAATTTCGATGAAATATATGCTGGAATAGGTAATGGCACTTCTCTTAGTATCTCTGTTGCAAATCCCGCTACAGGGCAGGTATTAAAATATAATGGCAGTAGTTTTGTTGCTGCCAATTATAATGCATTGACTTCCGCATTGGATGTTGCTGGAAATAATATTGTTTCCTCCTCTAATGGAAATATTGGTATTGTTCCAAATGGAACTGGGGATGTTCGTATTATTGCAGGATCTCAAACTGCTACCTTTGATGGCGCAACTGGAAATGTAGATATTGGTTCTACAATTTCTTATAAAAATGAATATACTAATCTTGGAAATGCTCCTGCTGCAGCAACATATCCTGGATATTTTTATACTGTAGATGGTGATGATAATCCATACGTAAATATCAATATTACTGCTGGTGGTGTTGGTGATACTAGAGCAAAACTTCTTACGGAATATTCAAGTATCGACGATCTTTCTGATGTTGATATCACCACTGCTGCGCCTCAAAGTAATCAAGTATTGAAGTGGAATGGAACTAAATTTGTTCCTGCAGATGATACTGCTGGAGCGGGACAACAAAATATATTTGCTTCAGTTGCTGGAGATACTGGAACTACAACAGCAAACTCTGCTACCGATACTCTAACGATTGCTGGCGGAACTGACATCGTAACTTCTATTTCTGGAGATACAGTTACAGTTGCATTTAATGGAACTTTAACTACAACTTTTGCAGCATTAACTGATACTAATGTAGCAGGAGTTGCTCAGGGTGATTCTTTATATTGGAATGGTACTGATTGGGTTGTAACTCGTAGTCCAATGACTTGGTGGGATCTTGGTGCTGATGGTGCTTCATCATTTACATTTAATGGTCCTGGTTTCTCTGCTCCAACTTCCGATCCCACATTATATGTTATGCGTGGAATGACTTATGCGTTTGATAATAGCGCAAATTCTACGGCACACCCATTTAGAATTCAAAGCACTGCAGGTCTTTCTGGAACTGCGTATACATCAGGACAATCTGGTAGTGGAACTTCGGTATTGTATTTCACTGTTCCTATGAATGCTCCTTCTACACTGTATTATCAGTGTACAATTCACGCTGCGATGAACGGCACTATTAACGTATTAGGTTGATATAAATGACTAGAACTGTCCCTGGATCAGGTGCCTCCATCAAACCAATTTTTGATGAAACTTTTGGCGTCCGTGCGATAGAAGTATTAAATGGTGGATCTGGATATGATCCTGCAGATCCACCTAGACTAACTGTTACTGGTTGTGGCACTCCAGATCAAGAAGCATTATTATATCCAATCATTGACGCAGACTCTGGAAGAATTATTCATGTTCGTGTTCTTGAAAGAGGTAGAGGATATGATCCGTTGCGATTGCAAATATTTCCAGAACAAGAAACACCAAATGTTGTAAATTCTTTTGATATTAATCGTATTTGGCAAGCACATCCCAATTCTACAACCAGTGGTGCTTTCATTAACACTACAGATAGATTAAGAATACAATCTGATAATCATCCTAAACCAGCATGGACACAAGCAGAGGCAGCACCAGGGGGTGGACCACTTGTTGATAGAACTTTTGATCAGACATTCATCTACAGGGGCGGTAAAGACGTTCCAAATCCTGCAACTAGGGTAGAACAAAATAATAAAGTACTTGGCATTCTTGCTAATGGAAGTCTTTTACATACTCCAGAGTGGGGAACCACAGGAAATGCACCAGTTAATTTTGCCATTGATACAGTTAAGTATGATTATGTTAAAAATAACAGTTCTTATGATACTGTAACTGATGGAAATGTTGTATACTATCATACAAGTAAAACTTTAGATGAATTCAAACTTGAAAATGGTGTATTGCAGTGGGGCAAGTTTAAACAATTTACCTGGAATACAAAGGTTGAAGCAAATGTTGCCATAGATGTTACTGCTGTTGATGAAACTTTAGGGACAGTTGATGTTGGTAGAACTATTGATGAGATTGGGGGCAATGCAACTGGTGAAATTTCTAAAGTTGTAAGAAATGACAGTAATGTTGTAACTAGAATTTATCTACGTAATTTATTGGGGTCTCCTTTCGCTGAAAACGATAGATGTTTAGGATCTACTGGATTTACTTTTAGAATTTCAGATGATCCAGTAAGTTTTAATGGATATTATATTGAGTTTGGTTCAGACGCTGCAAAATTTGGCAACTTTACACCAGGAGTGTTTTATTTTGCTCCAGAAAATATTACGGTAAAAAGAAATTATCTAATTAAATTTAATCAATCTGATTCTACTAATAATAATCATCCGATTAGATTCAGTACAACCGCTGATGGTACTCATAACTCTAGTCCTGGTACTCTTTATTACACTAGCACTGGATCTTCATCAGCACCAGCAGCAGATTATGAAAGTGAATATATGCCTATATTCATGATGAATGCTGATGAAAATAATAGAATTTATTATTATTGCTTAAATCATCCAAATATGGCTGGTCAGGATGGTGATGAGGGATATATGATCCTCAGTACAGATACTAGTGCTGAAACTCTGGAAAATAACTATTATGTTGAGGATTATTTTGGTTCTGGTGCAACTTTAGATTATAGTCGTCATACTGATGGACACTCCAAAATTATTGGTATGTCCTTTGATGGATATCCGATTTATGGTCCTTATGGATATAACTCTAGTGGAAATGTTGCTAGAGAAGTTTCTTCACATCGATTAAGAACTACAGCAGAACTTCCTGGTACAAGACCTGCTGTAAATTCTGCAACTACAACAACTTATGCAGTAACTGTTTCTAATGGAGAATTTCTTTTTGATGGTTCCAGACCAAATTTCTTGTCTTTAGATAGAGGAAAGACTTTTATCTTTAATCAAGATAATTCTTCAAATGACGGAGAATATTTACTTTTCTCAGAGACCGAAGATGGGTGGCATTCTGCCAATAGTATTGGAACTACTTCCTATCTGTATGATTTGGGAGTTACTTATACACTAGATGGTTCTGCAGTAACTTATGCTGCATATATTGCTGGATTCAATACGGCAACACAAAGAAGAATACAAATTGTTGTACCAGCAACAGCACCCAATACTTTATACATTTTCGCATATCAAACCAGTGATGTTGGTTTAAGAACTGTTCAGAGTGGATATCTTCTTGGTGATTTAGTTCAAGATTACATTTATGATTCTAGTGTTGGTACACTTGACGAATTTAATGGTAAGTTTTCGGTAACCCCAGATTATCCAAACGGCACCTATGCATATTTTATGACAGAGGATGGTAGTGGTAATCCTGTTTATCCCTATGTTATCGGTCGTAAATTTTACGGTACGCCTCTTTTTGAAGGTGATATTGTTCCTGGAGTTACTCAGGATTTTCCTAATGGTGCTGCAGGAGAAGTCGTTCTTACTGATAATGGAACGGTTTCTTATATTAAAATGACAAAAAATGGTGATAATTATTATGGACCAGCAAATGCTAGAATTTTAGGTGGTGAAGGATCTGGTGCTGCAGTAACTCCAACGGTTCAAACTATTACTGGTTTGACATTGTTAAATCAAGGTAGGAGTTATGCTAGTGCCCCAACAGTTATATTTGAGGGTGGTGGAGGACAAGACGCTCAAGGATCAGCACAAATTGATGTGACAGGAAAAGTTACGTCAGTTAGTATTGGAAATGGTGGTGAATTCTATCAAGAGGCACCATATATTCTTCTTAATGGTGGTGGTGGTATTGGTGCTAAAGCAGTAGCAGAAATTGATCAAGGACAAATCACCAGCATTACTGTCACTGATCCAGGAACAGGATATACTTCTCCACCCTCTGTGATATTCCAACGATTAGTAAATTTAAAACGAAAATCTAGAGCACGTCAAGCGAATAATGCATCAAACATTTATTTGACTGGTTTGACTTATGATGTTAATGCGGATGACAGTGAAATTTTTGTAAAAAATACATCATCTTTCCCTGGATCTGGAGAATTCATTTTAGGATATGAAACGATTGCGTATACCTCAAAGACTGATGAGAAGTTTGCTGGTCTCACTCGGGGTGTAAATTTCAATTATGATCAGCGTGTAATTCTTGATGCTGGTCAGAATGATCAACAAGGAGTTTCCACATACAAATTTAATATTGGTGATAGAGTTATTCGTAGAGTTGAAAATGCAAATAATAAAATTGCAAAAGTTTATGATTGGAATCCAAATACAAGAGAGTTATTGCTGACCTTTGAGATTGATGAACTAGCATTTATTGATGCGGGTATTCCTTCAACTGAGGATGCTACTATTCAATTTGATGCTGGTGTTGCAAATACAACTGGATTTGGTGAAAATCCTCATGTGGTCCTTACTGAAGAAGGATCTACGATTACAACTTTAACTGTTCCAATTTCAACTTTAGTTGATAGAGTATTTGAGGACAATGATGAGAATGATGGTGCTGGTGATGGAATTCCTGATCTTGTAAATACTGGAACTGATTTTGAAAATCAAATTAGTCTTGATGGTGGAATCTACGATTCTCTTTATGGTATTGAGGCAACACAGGGTGGAACTAATACAACATTATTAGCTGTTGGTGATAGTGTTAAAGATGCTAGCGTGCCATTTAAATATGCAAATATATCCACTGCTGGCGGACTCAGTGAAGGAACAGATCATGTATCAACATTAAATATCCAGTTAGATGTTTTAGATGGAAATGGACAGAACTTCAGTGTTAATGAAGTTGTGACTGGTGATATTTCTGGTGTACAAGCAACAGTTGTTTCTTGGGATTCAACAAATAAAATTCTTCAAGTCAAAGATATTGTTAGATATAATACTAACAATGTTGCTTTAGGTGAATCTGGATATTTGTATCAATTTTCTGAAAATAGCACGGTTGTGGATGTTTTCATTCAGAACGCTGGAACAAACTATTCAGGGACACCTACAGTTGCATTTGAAAATATTGGAGACATTCGAGCAACAGGAACTGTTAATATGACAACAGCAGGTGATCAGGTGGAATCTATTACTATCACTAATGGTGGATATGGATATGTTCAGTCGGTTGATAATACTTATGATTTGCATCCTGAAATTACATTTACTAATGCTGGTGGGGATAGCACTGGATCTGGTGTTGTGGCATATGCTATTTTGGGCGGAGAAAAACTAAATGGCAATGGTGGAGCATCTTACAGAATCAAGAGTATCGATTATCTGACAACAGTTCGTTCGTAATCAACATAAATAAACAAGAGGACAATAGTACCTAAGAGATGGCAGCCCTACTTACTGATCAATTTAGAATTTTTTCTGCGAGAAAATTCATTAAAGCACTTGAGGGTCCTGACGCAACTCAAAGTGATTCTGCGGCAGGATCTAATAGAGATAGACTTTATGTCTTTATTGGAAGACCTCAATCCTGGGATAATGAAAACTCACCTCCTCAGGCGGTGGATTCATTTTCAGAATTTTCTAGTTCTTATGATGATATGATCTCTCTCAAGAGAGTTCTTGCGGCAGATACTGTTCAAGTTGTTCGTCGTATTGACTGGACTTCGCCAGAAGATACCACTGGTGGACTTGGTTTTACGTATGACATGTATCGTCATAACTATTCTCCAAGTAAAACTGCTGCTTCTGGTGCTACTAAATTATATGATGCTGATTTTTATGTTGTAAACTCACAATATCAAGTCTATAAGTGTATTTTTAACGGGACCTCTCCATCTGACCCTAACGGCAAACCATCTACTATTGAACCCACTGGTACATCTACCTCGATTATCACAACTGGTGATGGGTATCGTTGGAAGTATATGTATACCATTCCCGTTGCATCAGTTTTGAAATTCTTCTCTGGTGATTACATGCCAGTATTTACCAATACTGCTGTAAAGACAAATGCTGTCTCAGGTGAAATTGACACTGTTGTTATTAATGCAGCAGGTTCTGGTTACAATAATGGAACCTATGATAATGTTCCTATCAATGGTGATGGAACAGGTGGTCGCGTTTCTATTGTTGTTGACGGTGGTAAAATTACTTCCGCTACAGTAACTTCTGGTGGTACTGGTTATACATTTGGTCAAATCAGTATTGGTTCTATCACAGGAATTGGAACTGGAAGTAGTGGAGAAGTTGACGTTGTTATTCCTCCCCCAGATGGTCATGGATTTGATTCTGGTATTGAACTTGGTAGTTTTAGGGTAATGGTTAACGCAAAACTCTCTTATAATGAGGGTGCTGGTGATTTCCCTATTGACAATGATTATCGTCGTATTGGTTTAATTACAAATCCTCTGAAGTTTGGCACTTCAGAACTTATTTCTGACTTGACAGTTTCTGCGACAAAAGCAGTTATATTTTCACCAACATTTCAGGGTAATTATGTTCCTGATGAAATTATTACTCAAACAAGAACAGTTGGTGGTACAAATATTACTGCACGCGCAAGAGTAATTTCATGGAATGCTACAACTAAAGTTTTGAAGTATTATCAAAACTCAGTTGATGGTATTTTCCCAGAAGTTACAGGTACACAAAATGAATTTGATGGTTCTAATGTAATTAGTGGAGCGACATCAGGTGCATCTGGTCAACCAGATGTTAATTTCCCCACAGTTCCAAACTCTTCTTCTAGAACTATTAACAATACAGAGTATGATCTTGGTATGAGATTTACAAGTGGTTATGCAAAATCTGAAATTGAACCAAACAGCGGTCAGGTTGTTTATATAGATAATAGAAGAGCAATTAGTCGTGCAAACGACCAGGTAGAAGACATCAAAATCGTAATCGAGTTCTAATGGCACAAAACACTAATCTAAACGTCACCCCTTATTACGACGACTTCGATAAGGATAAGAATTTTTATCGAGTGTTGTTTCGCCCTGGATTTCCAATTCAGGCGAGAGAACTCAGCACCATGCAGAGTATTCTGCAAAATCAAGTAGAGTCTGTTGGTACACATCTATTCAAAGATGGTGCAATGGTCATCCCAGGTCAAGTAGGTTATGATTTGGATGTTCAGGCAGTTCTCTTACAAGAATCTTTCTTAGGTAGTGATATTGAGACATATAGAACTCAATTAACAGGAACTATTATTGAGGGTCTTACTACAGGTGTTAAGGCAAAGGTACTTTATAGTATTTCAGCAGAAGAATCTGAAAGAGGTTATATCACTCTATATGTAAAATATATTGATTCTGGTGATACTACGTCTGGAACAGGATTGAAGTCATTCCAGATTAATGAGCAATTAATTACCGATAAAGAAATTACATTCGGTTCAACTCTAATTGAAGTTGGAACTCCATTTGCTCAACTTCTTCCTGTTAATGCTACTGCTGTAGGTTCTACAGCATATATTAGTGAAGGTGTATATTATATTAGAGGTCATTTTGTAAATGTTCCTTCTAGTTACATTATTCTAG